CCTGGGCATGTTGCTCACACCCACTGATGTGAATCAGTTTGATGCAGGTGAGATGAAAGGTGACCTAGGTCGTAAACCCAAAGCACTTACCAGTCTTGTGCGTAACTGTGTGAACATGTTTGGTAGTTACAATGTGGGTCTAGTATGTACCAATCACACATACGCTTCGCAAGACATGTTTGATCCTGACGACAAGATCTCCGGTGGTCAAGGCTTCATCTATGCCAGTTCCATCGTGGTGGCCATGAAAAAACTCAAACTCAAAGAGGACGAGGATGGCAACAAGATCTCGGATGTGATGGGTATCCGCGCTGCTTGTAAAGTGATGAAAACACGTTACTCAAAACCCTTTGAAGGTGTGCAGGTCAAGATTCCTTATGAGACCGGAATGAGCCCTTATTCGGGCATGGTGGATCTCATGGAAAAACGCAATCTCTTGAAGAAGGAAGGCAACAGTCTGGTGTTTGTGACCAGCGATGGCGAGATCATCAAGAAGTTCCGCAAGAAGTGGGAAGCCAATGAAGAAGGCTGTTTGGATCGTGCCATGGCAGACTTTGGCAATCAGAAAACTGAAGTAAGTATCGTTGAGGAGACAGCAGAATGAATGAAGCAGTAGCAGTGGCCAGCGAGATGTGGTCAGAACTCAAGCGTTATGTGAACACAGTGGATCGAGATGAAGCAGCCGAAACAGTGGTAGCCATCTTGATCGACAACGACTGTGATGTGGATGATATCAAGGACACATTCAAAGGTGACGCCGATATCAAACGTGCATTAACAGCATATCTCGACAACGACAAATCTTACGAAGACGAGGATGATGAAGATGTTGAGGAAGAAGAAGATCATCGCGCCGAAGACTGGGAAAACTAATGTGGTACAGCAAGGTAGTGGCCAACTTGGCGGCCATTCCTGATTTCATAGACCATTACGAAGCAGAGCTTGATGCAGCCAAACGAGATTGCAAGATCTCGGGTGTGCTGGAAAAAAACATCACTGCTCTGCCTGGTATCACAGAACAACGCTTCAATCAACTGCAAGAGATTGAAGCGGTTCTGAACTATCTCAACATCCAACTACGCAAGATACGCAGGAAACACTTTCAGAAATATCTTGAAGGCTATGCCCGCGCACTCACCAGTCGTGACGCAGAAAAGTATGCCGAAGGTGAAGATGAAGTGGTGGACTTTGAAACCATCATCAACGAAGTGGCCCTGCTACGCAATCGTTGGTTGGGTATCATGAAAGGTCTGGATGTCAAACAATGGCAGATGGGCCATGTGGTTCGACTACGCACAGCAGGCATGGAAGATATTACAGTGTGATTGTTGTGCGTGATACATACTGTTATGAAACGCACCGCATTTGTAACAGGCATGACCGGCCAAGACGGTCCTTATCTAGCTCGACTACTGATCCAAAAAGGCTATCATGTGTATGGCCTTGTGAAACGCTACTCAAATCCTAATTTAGACAACATCAAGTGGTTGGGCATTGAGAACGATATCGAGTTGATCACCGGTGACATCACCGATGAAAACAACATGAATCATCTCATGCAAACTCTCAAACCTGCGGAAGTGTACAATCTTGCAGCACAGAGTTTTGTGGGTGCCAGTTGGGATCTCAACAAACTTACTACGGAAGTGAACTCCATTGGTGTGCTGAACTTGCTCAATGCCATACGCACTCATAGTCCTAACACACGCTTTTATCAAGCCAGCACATCGGAGATGTTCGGCAACGCCACAGAAGCAGGCGCCCAGGGCGAGCACACACCATTCAGACCAAGAAGCCCGTACGGCGTGAGCAAGTTGTACAGCCATTGGATGACCATTAACTTCCGTGAAAGCTACAGCCTGTATGCTTGTTCGGGTATCTTGTTCAATCACGAAAGCCCGTTGCGTGGCCGTGAGTTTGTCACACGCAAAGTCACAGATGGTGTTGCCCGTATCAAGCTAGGGTTGGCTGACTCTATTACCTTGGGCAATTTAGATGCCAAGAGAGATTGGGGATTTGCCGGAGACTTTGTGGAAGCCATGTGGTTGATGCTACAACAGCCTACTGCTCGAGACCATGTGATCGCCACAGGAGAACAGCACAGCATTGGTGAACTATGCGATATAGCATTTCGGCACACAGGCATTGAGGATTGGCAAGCCATGGTCAAGTCTGATCCACGATTCAAACGCCCTGCTGAACTGTACAGCTTGCATGGCGACAGCACTTCTGCCCGAACCATACTAGGATGGCAACCACGAACTGATTTTGCTACCATGATCCAGGACATGGTTGATGCAGATCTAAAGAGACTTCAACAACCTAGCCAACGGTAATCCAGCAGCGATCTCGCCCAGTGTCCACTCTGTGTGACACAGTTGTTCTAACCACGCAGATCTTTCGGGCATGCGTGGTTTTTCTATCAAAGCAAAGTCAGTGTTGGCCACTGGCACGGCCATGCTATCCGCACCCACAAATGCCGGCACTCCATCTATGATGGCTTGACTGCCCGGACCAGAGTTCTCATTTACCACGGCCCAGGCACGGCCTAGACTGCCACGGAAATCGAACTCATCATAGGTTCCACGCAGAGCCTGTGGTTGTTGTATCTGCACACCTGGGATGGGCTTCAATCGTTGTCTGGGATGTGGGCGCACCACAATGGGTCTATCGGTATGTTCGCGTATGCGATGCACAGTGTGTTCAAGCCATTGTTCAGCAGCGGGCAATCCTGCCCATTGCTCACTGTCACTTCGTTGCATGGCAATCAAGACATGGTCGCCTTGGTGCCAGGGTTGCAGCCGCATTGAGAGTTTATTGGCCCGCTCTGATTCCATTCCTTCACCCCATTCAGCACGAGCATTCACGCCATTGATGCCTATCTTCCAGGTCACACCACGCATGAGCTGCCCGACTTCTAACACTATAACTGGCCGGCCTGCGGCAGTAAACTCTTGCCATACAGCACGATTTGGAGCCATACGCCCGGTCCATAACTGACTCCAGATCACAGCCACATCAGCAGCTGAATTGTGTTCGGTCACACGTATGCGATTTCGTTTACATCCTTCTTGGAATGCTTGAAATACTGGCACAGAATTCAATGCGCCAAATCTATTAAAAATACTGATGTTCATGATGTTGTAGTAAATAGTTATTCAGAACTGAAAGCCTATGACAAAATACGCAGTGGTCACTACATTTAACCAATCAGGGTACAGCAAGTATGCCAGCCGAATGATCGACACATTCTTGAAGACCTGGCCCGGAGAAGTTGATCTCCATGTGTATACAGAAGATTGTGAGATCACACAAACAGCCGAGAATCTGCATGTGAAAAACTTGCATGAAGTCAGCCCAGACATAGTGGCTTTCAAACAACAATGGGGATCAGATCCCAGAGCTCGCGGTGAAGTGGCCACAGGTCCTGCGGATGCAAAAGGCAAAGCACCCGGAATAGGATTCCGTTGGGATGCCATACGCTTCTGTCACAAAGCCTACAGTGTGTTTCATGCAGCAGCCAACTGTGGCGCTGATGTGCTGTTTTGGATGGATGCCGACATGGTGTGCCATACACCTCTTAACGAAGCATTTTTATTGCTGCACATGCCCTCGAATGTGGGGTTGGCTTATCTGGGTAGAGAGAAGAAGTTTAGCGAGTGTGGGTTGTATGGCATGAATTTAAATGATACTATAACTCAACTGTGGCTTCGAGAGTTTCAATTGGCCTATGATTCCGGCCGCCTGATGACCATGGCTGAATGGAATGATTGCTGGGTATTTGATGAAACCAGAAAAGAAGTGCAGGCCCTGCATCCTGAATGGCGAGTATTAAACTGGAGCGCAGGGCTGATCAAGGGTGAAGGGCATCCGCTGATCAACACAGCCTGGGGTGCATATCTAGATCATCTCAAAGGCAATAGAAAGAACATGGGGCGCAGCAATCACAAAGATCTCATACGCCCCAGAAACGAACGATATTGGCGTACCGCCTAGTCGTTGTCGGCCACGCAGATTCCATCAACATCACCTTGTACATATTCGGCCTTTGAATGCTTGGCCTTGTAGTGTATGAGATGATCGCCCAGCACAGTGTGTCGCAGCGGAGTCTTGTAGCTTTTTTTAAATCCTGCACATAGATCCAATACAGCAGCATCAGGCACGGTCATCAAGGCAGCACCAAACACATCATTATCATAAAATCTACGTAGATCTGCATGATCTCGATCTCGATACCGACGGCAATATTCTGCTCTGAACGTGACAAAATCTTGATGCCGAGTGTTCACAGCAAATATTCCAGTTTCGGGCACCAACCAAGTTCCTGGACGACCACCTTTGTCTGTGTAATACGTCACACCCATGTACATGGCCAGATGATCTGGGCGCAACACTCTTTGCAGCAATTCAATGGGCAACGATCGTGTGGTGATAACATCTGCATCCAACCACAAGATCCATTCCGCTGCACTGTGATTCATGGCATGCATGAAACTGTATGCTTTCTTGGCAAACTTTTTCATGCTTTGATTTAATCCGGTATCCAGTTGATATTGGAAATAGTCCGACTCCAACTGTGAAAAATCTATCTGCTGCACACGGTCATGCTCGGGCATGCGGAATCCTTCCACATAACAAGCAAGGGAGAGATCCTGGGGCCAATGCTCCAAGAAACTGCTGACCGAATCCTGCCCAATGAGATCATAGTACAGTTGATTGAAACTGGTTATTACTTGTATCATTTGATTGCCCATTTCTTCATGTGTGACCAACACACACCCAACTGTAATTCTTCGTGACTCCAGTGGAACTGGCTTATTCTTTGCGCCCAAGATTCACGGTCTGCCATCATCGGAGTTTCTATCCGGTTGATCCCCTGGGTGGCCATGTCGCGAGCTTGACTGCGTTCTGGATCAGTCAATATCACAGGAATACCTTCCATCACTGCTGCCACACCCGGACTTGAATTATGATTCACCACGGCCCAACAGTCAGTGAAATCGTCCATGAGACTGTGTCCCTCCGCACTGATTCCCATGTGTTTGAATCCGCGACTGTGGCACAGTTTCATTATTCTCTCACAGTATTTCCTGGCCTTCTTGTCACCGGGGTGTGGTCGTATGCGTATGGGTCGATCACTATACTTGCGTATTTCAGTTATGTTTTTCAACGCCCAGTCCACCACATCCCAACCGGCCATGCTCCATCCACCATCTCGTTGTAAACACAGCAGCACATGATTGCCCGACTGTCGCCAGGGCCGTAAATTTACATCGCAAAAACTCTGCACTGTGTGCCATCTTGCAGGATCAGGCGCCTGATCACAGTATTCTCCGGTGTTGGCAAAGATGCCATCGTAACTGTAACGCAACCAATAGCCGGGATTGGTCTTGTTCTTGTACAAGAACAAGTTGCTGTCTGCTATCACGGTTCTACCACCCGAGGCACGCTGTCCGTCCAGGATCTCTTGACGGAATTGCAAGTGCGCGGAAGTTTTGCCGTGTTCGTGAACCCAGCCCAGTATCACGGCAACTTCACTGGGTTGATATTTCATGTTGCTTTCGATTATGCCCTGATCACCTTCAGCATTTACGCCTTGTGCGAAATATATCAGAGTGTCCAGTTTGTCTGTGGCGTTCTTGAGACTTTCTTGGGTTTGCTGCTCTTTTCTGGGCAGCGTGGCTGTGTAACTTATGACTCTCATATTTCTTGCATCATTCTAAATGCTGTTCCATCCTTTAATTCTTTCACATGATATTGCCCGTATGCCATGCTGTGGCACCAGGACATCAACAAGTCTCGATCAGGATAAAATACCTTTTCTATATGAGCAAGATCTCGATTGGCCACAGGTTCTGCCACATGGCTGGGCGCTAACACAAAGGCCGGCACACCGGCCAGTATGCTTTCCACTGCTGCCACACTGTTGAAAGTGACCAAGGCATGTACATCCTGCTCTAACACTCGGCTCAACGGTTCATTGAATATTCGATCTTCTCGTTTGGGCGCCCGTTCGCGCACTACCACAGGACGATCTGTGTACTGTTTGATTTTGTTCACAGTTTCCTGCACCCATTGTTGTTGATCTATACCATAATGCTTGCAGGGTTTTTCATCCGGTGCTGCCACGATGATCTTGTGCCCGTATCGCCTTGCATGCGGAGTCACTCCCAAACGATTCCATCGATCACTGGGCCGCGGGCGTATGGTTCTATGTTGCAGATCATTTAACACTATCCTGTGATAGTGTTTGATACCTTGGCTATTGCGTACACCCACATTGTTGCCCACATAGCCCGAATCCATGAAATAGAAGTCGTTGCCATCCTCTAGGCATTGATTCATGATCTTGTGTTTGAGAATACCTCGCAGTACCAATCGATTACGATCCTGAGCTATGTCGTATTTGTAATCAAAGTAGTCTGAATCCATGTGTTTCATGCCGGCACTGGCAGCCAGCATGTTCACATATTCATCCTCACCACCTTTGCTGAGAAAGATCCAGCCGCTCATAAAATCAACCTCTGTTGACAGTATTCTGTAAAGATACGCTCTCGATGCCAATCATCACAAAAGTCGCCTTGGTCAGCAAATTCATGGAAACAAGGAGTGCCCAGTGTGTAATGCACAAGTTTGGCAAACGGATTGTATTCGTACTCCACATCTAACCAATTCCATTCAGCAGGCAATTCACCTATACGGTCATCGTCAATCCAGGAGAATCTATGCAAAAATGCACCTGTGCTTTGCTGCACAAATTCAGGAGTGAGTGTTCGATTGCGTATGGCGTTGCAGTTCCACAGGATCACACTTGACCAGTTCTTTCTAGGATAATCTTCGTTGGCATTGCCCAGGTACTTTTCCGAGCGACGTGTCTTGTAATCGTGTTTCACAACCATCACATCCCGGGTGTAGTCTTTTAATGCCCACAGTTCAGCAATGTCGCCACGCACAATCATGTCACCGTCAATGAATATAGCCCAGCCCTGATAGTCCATGAGATAAGGTACCAAGAAGCGTGTGTAGATGAAATGATTTGATCCATCTGTGTGTGTTTCACTATACTCTCGAAACAAGTTCAGCGCCACCGGCACGATGGCCACTGGCCTGCTGCTGTTGCGTATGATTGAATTCACACAGGTATGATAAGCAATGGCTTCTCTAGGATCGTATCCCACAAAAACAGGAATGGGTTTCATCGGCGTTCTATATCTTGTTCAACACAGTCCGCACCGTATTGGATTTCAATTAACTTTAGCGGTTGATCTGTGTCATTGCACAGCTGATGCCATTCACCTAGTCGAATCCATGTATGTTGATGTCGTGCCGGGCTAGCCAACAAATCATAATCTGTGCTGTGCGGATCCACAGTGTAAACTGTGGCTTCACCTTCGGCCACAAACCAGAACTCTGCACGGCGTTCATGACGCTGCATGCTGAGCCGTTGCCCAGGCATCACAGTGAGCTCTTTCAGCTTGACGTGCGAGCCAACTTCGTGCAGCACACGATAGTGACCCCAGGGTCGATCAGTCCGGGGCTTCTTCCATTCTTCAAGAATCCAGCTTGAGCTGTTGGCTTTGTTCTCACCACCTACACCAAATACAAAACTCAATCTAGGGTCTTGTATCTGCATCTCAGGAATGTTGTCTTTGGTTCTGTCGCCGCCGTTGGCAAAAATAATTTCATCATCCGGAAATAACTCAAGTGTTTCTCTAATAAATGTTGTGCAACTATTGTCCGCATCGTCCGCCATCATCACAGTCATATCAACCATGTTTAATTCTCTGATGATTTGATCACGCTCCCATACGGGCATGAACGGTCGACCTTTTTTACGGGTTAGCCAAGCGTCGCTGTTGAGTCCAACTATGAGTCGATCCCCTAACTCTCGTGCAGCTTTGAAATATTTGATATGTCCGGAATGCACGGGATCAAATCCCCCTGTTACAATTACAATTTTCATAGAAATATTTATCGGCATACATAACGGTAAATACATTATGACCACCTTGAATGAACACTTTTTACCTTACGAATACAAGTTCAGCTCGCAACACCGAGAAGATGGTATAATTGATTTACTTTGCTCACATATTCAAGATCCTGATCATTGGGCAATAGAAATAGGTTCCGGAACAGGTGAACAGAACATGATCCGCAATCTGATTGAAAATCGTGGATACCACGGCGTGGGCCATGATATGAGACCGGCTGTCTGGACACATCCTGATTATGAACACAGAAACTGTACTATAGCAATCGATCAGCTGGGATCACTGACAGAATCCTGGCCCACACGCACTCCGGACTTTTTCAGTCTGGACATTGACAGTTTTGATTTCTGGGTGCTTAAAGATCTCTTGTACAATCATGATTTCCGCCCGGCTGTGATGTGCTTGGAATATATCAGTTACTACCAAGATCTTGTTGTGAGTGCGAGACCTGGCTTGCCCAAATACAAAAAGACCTATTGTGGGTGCAGCCTGGGTGCATATCAACTGTTGACTGAACGATTTGGATATGAATTCTTCACTGTGGACACTCGTGGAGTCAACAGCTTCTTTTATCACCCGGATCGGATCCGAGATGTCGGTGTGTTGCAGAATCTGCCCACACATGCCTGGAGAATGTATTCTAAACACACAGGCCTTTCTGTGACAGCATTTCACCATGTGATGGAATTTGACCCTGTTGTTCTATTTGACAATACTTCACATGCACAAACTTAATCTCAACTGCCACGGTTTGAATTTTGATTTTTTTATCCATGATCCAGGTATAGACCGGATGGTCAGCAGAAAAATACTAAAACACAATGGCTGGGAAAGTAACATAACAAAAATATGGATAGATCATATACGGCCCGGCGACGTGGTGGTTGATATAGGTGCTAACATCGGCTGGTACAGCAAAATAGCCCAACTCCAACAGGCTGAAGTTTTTGCATTTGAGCCCGATCCCAGAAACTTCCAGGTACTGGAACAAAACTGTCCACATGCACATCTTTTTGAATTGGCCCTGGGAGACTCTGAATCTACTACAACTATCAAGTATAATCCGGACAATTTTGGGGATACCAGAGTGGTCCCCGACGGAGATGTTGTGGTGAATCAAACCACACTAGATGCCGTGATTGGTGATCGTGCAGGTGAAATACGTGCTATAAAAATGGATGTTCAGGGTTGGGAACCACATGTATTGCATGGTGCTGCGAACACCATGAAAAATTTGCCCAGTGGCTGTTTGGTAGTCTTGGAGTTTTGTCCCGGTTTGTTGGCGGAAAATAATTTTGACATGCACTGCCTTGATGATTTTTTCCAATTGTTCAGCAATTCCTATGCATTAAGAAAAGAAGAAACACTCAGCATAGATCACATGATTGAGTGGGCAGAACTGGTCAAAAATGATTCTCAGCTGTGGTACGCCGATACTGTTAATTTTGTGTAGGAATCTATCAATGATGAAACATTTCTATCAAGACATCTCGGGCTTTATGAGTAACAAAAATACTCTGATGCTGGATCTGGTATTAGATCAATTTCCTGCTGCGGGCACCTGGGTGGAATTGGGATCCTGGACCGGGCGTAGTGCAGCATATTGTGTGGTTGAACTGATCAACCGAAACAAGCTAGGCCCTTTTTATTGTGTGGATACCTGGAAGGGCGAAGCAGCGATCGCGTATGATCCGGCCACTGTGCAGGATCTTGAAAATATTTTTAAACAGAATCTAACTCCGGTGATAGAACACATAACGATGTTGAGCATGACGAGTTGGGACGCTGCTGACCATTTTGCAGACGAGTCAGTGGATTTTTGTTATGTGGATGCTGGCCATAGCTATGAAGCTGTCTCAAATGATTTGACTGCTTGGTGGCCAAAAATGCGTTCCGGATCCCTATTCGCTGGCGACGACTATACCAAAGGATATCCTGAAGTGCAACAGGCAGTGTGGGACTTTTTTGGACCAAGAGACATCCGGGTGCATAGATCAGGACGCTGTTGGCTGGTCACAAAACCATTTGATGACAGCAGTTTGATTTAAATAAAATATGACTTGGCTTAAACATTATCGAGACACATACTACGACTTATTAAATCCCAGGGTGAGTGGTGCCAAAAGAGGCCTGACGGAAGGCCTTTATCAGCGGGCTGAAGGATTCAATCTTGTGTTTGCACATCTTGAAAGCCGTGACCAATCTGAATATCACATTGTTGAAACTGGCACACTGAGAAATCCGGGCAATTGGAAAGATGGACAAAGTGCTAGATTGTTTACAGAATTTGTACAACATCACAGTGGATCAGTGCGTAGTGTGGATATAGATCCCACAGCGGTGGCCGCTGCCCGTGATGCTATCGCATCTGACTGCTTTGAATCCACCTGCCAGGACAGTGTGCTGTATTTGGCCACACAATTGGATCTGGACCGTGTGGATCTTTTTTATCTTGACAGTTATGATGTGAAATGGAATGATGATCATGCCAGCGCCGAGCATCATTTACAGGAATTCCAGGTAATTGAACCCAGTCTCAAACCCGGTGCCCTGGTGGTGATAGACGATAACAGCAGATTTTTAAACAACAATCAACGCACAGGAAAAGGCCATTACATTGCAGACTATTTGCAAGCAAAAGGCCATGAACCTTTATACGACGCTTATCAGATCATTTATAGATTCTAATCATGGTTATTGACACACTTCTCTTCAACAACGAATTTGACATGCTGGACATACATCTGGCCATCACTGACCAGTATGTGGATCGCTGGGTGATACTAGAAGCCAGCAGAGCCTTCAGCGGAATCTCTAAACCTTACTATCTCACGGACAATCTTGCCCAGTATCAATCGCGCTACGGCGATAGAATCCAAGTGGTCACATTGGAACTAACAGCAGACCAGACCAATCTTGTGTGCGAGACCATGATGCGGCAAGCCATAGCACCTGCACTAGCACAATACCACAGCGATGATATCATCATCCACGGTGATCTGGATGAGATCATCAATCCCGAATGCTGGGCAACAATCCTGGCCACAATGGATCAACATGATCGACCTGTCAGCTGCGGATTTGAAATGTACATGTACAAGTTTGATCAACGGGCCGAGCGCGGGTGGAAAGGCAGTGTGGTAGCACGCCGCAGTATGTTCG